GAAGCAGTCAAAGCACGGTGTACTTAAACAGGTTGTACCAGAGTATAAGCGTCTTAAAAACAAGTATGATCTACTATGGGATCAAGAGTCACCAGAAGGTTACTTAAAGATTATGGCAGTGTTACAAAAGTATATCGATCAAGGTATCAGTGTAAACACAAGTTACAATCCAGTACACTACGGAGACGAAAAGATTCCACTTAGTACTATGCTACAGCATCTACTTATGTTTTATAAATACGGTGGTAAGCAACTGTACTATTTCAATACATTTGACGGACAAGGCGAACTTGATGTGAACAAACTTATGGAGCAAGAACTTGCACCTAGTGAAGTTGACGAAGAAGATTGCGAAGGCTGCACAATTTAATTGACAAATAGATATAATACTGTTATACTTACATACACATAGAGAAGGATGAACATGAGCGTATTTGACACTAGCAACCGTGCCGATCATACACAAGTTACGGCATTCTTGGATCCAACAGGTGGTCCAACAATCCAGCGTTATGACACACTAAAGTATAAAACTTTTGATAGTCTAACTGATAAGCAGTTAGGGTTCTTCTGGCGTCCAGAAGAGATTGATATCTATAAAGATGCAAAAGACTTTAAGAGTTTGACAGAACACGAGCGTCATATCTTTACAGCAAATCTAAAGCGTCAGATCTTGCTAGACTCAGTACAAGGCAGAGCACCAGTAGAAGCATTTGCTCCTATTGTGAGCTTACCAGAGATTGAGAACTGGATTCAAACATGGACATTCTCAGAGACTATTCATAGCCGTTCGTACACACATATTATTCGTAATGTTTACAGCAATCCAAGCAAAGTATTTGATGAGTTAATGGACATACAAGAGATTGTTGATTGCGCAGGTGATATTTCAAAGTATTACGATAACTTGATTGAGATGAGCATGTGGTACAACTTGTTAGGTGAAGGTACACATCAAGTTACAAGCAATCGAGAAGCACGTAATGTAACCGTAAACTTGTACGAGCTAAAGAAATTGCTATGGCTTACACTAATGAGCGTAAACATCTTAGAAGGTGTTCGCTTCTATGTAAGCTTTGCATGTAGTTGGGCATTTGCCGAACTAAAGAAGATGGAAGGTAATGCTAAGATTATTAAATTAATTGCCCGCGATGAAAACTTACATCTTGCATCTACACAGATGCTACTAAAGATTCTTAAAACAGATGATCCAGACTTTGCAAAGATTGCAGAAGAAACAGAACAAGAATGTATTCAAATGTTTGTTGATGCTGTTGATCAAGAAAAAGCATGGGCTGACTATTTGTTTAAAGATGGTTCAATGATTGGACTAAACACAGAACTATTAAGTGATTATATTGAATGGATTTGTGCCCGTAGAATGTCAAATGTAAACTTAAAATCACCATACAAAGTGCCACAATCTAATCCGTTGCCGTGGACACAAAAATGGATTTCAGGTGCTGATGTACAGGTTGCTCCTCAAGAAACAGAGATAACTAGTTATGTAATCGGCGGCACGAAACAGGATGTGTCGAACGACACATTTAAAGGATTTTCATTATGATACAAATTTGGGGTAAACCAGCATGTCCATCATGCACAAAAGCAAAAATGTTATGCGAAAAATACAATTACCAGTTTGAATATTTAGAACTAGGTAAAGACTTTACACGAGAAGCAGTGCTTGCAGAATTTCCAGAAGCAAGAACGTTTCCACAAATTGTAGTAAGTGGCAATAAAGTTGGCGGCTACGAACAATTTGTACAATATATCGAAAACACAGGCTATACAGGAACAGGATACACATTATGATAATCGAAGCACCTTATAAGGTAAACGATACAGTGACACTAAAAACAACGGGCGGCGACGAAATTGTTGCCCGTTTTGTTGAAGAAGATAATAACACAGTGACAGTATCAAAGCCGTTGGCACTGATAGCATCACAACAAGGAATGGGCCTTGCGCCCTTCGCATTTACTATTGCACAAGATGCTAAACTAGCATTAAACAAAAGTGCAATAGTATTTGTGCATAAAACTGAGAGTGAAATGGCAAAACAATATGTCGAAAGCACATCAGGATTAAAACTATAGGTTGACAAACTTAACTTTATAACGTATAATATAACTAGCTCGATAGAAGGAGAATAGCTATGGGTGATTTAACACAACACGAACAAATTGTTCAAGCTTTTAACGCATATTTAAAAGAACATGAATCATGGGAAACAAAGAACGTAAAAGCAGCAGCAACTCGTGCTCGTTCAGCACTTGGTGACCTTGGCAAACTTACAAAAGAACGCCGCAAAGAAATCCAAGAACGCAAGAACAATATGTAAATGACAACAGATGCAGTAGAATACTTAAAAAGCATTGCTGATCGGACTATTGCTTATGACAGTGTCCGTGAATATGTGCTATCGTATGCTGCCGACCACGAGGCGTGGGAGGAAGAATGTTTACTCTCGCTCCTCGTGGTTGCATTTATTTGGGAAGCAAAACATAGGAACGAAACGCTAACCGAAGACAAATTAAATTTATTGTTAGGTGTAGATGAAGATGAACATTTTACACTTGATGACTTAGACTGCCAACAAGAAGTAACTTTATCAGAAGATCGAACTGACCTTGATTTAGACGAATTACTAGATTTAACTTTATTCGAATATCTCAAGCATAATGAAGAAGACGACAACGAAGACAACGATAACAATCTAATTCAATGAGGTAGAAATGAAACGACTTGTACTTGCTATTTTAGCAGCAACTCAAATCAGCGCAACTACAGTAACAGGCGAAACTTTTTTTAACGAAAAACAAAGACCACAACTTTATTGTTTGGCACAAAATATTTACTATGAAACTCGCGGCTCGAGTAGAGCAGACCAAGCAGCCGTAGCAGACGTAGTGCTAAACAGAGTTGCTGATCACAGATATCCTAACACAATATGCGGTGTAGTACGTCAAGGCAAAAAACATGCAGACGGCTCAATGATACGTAATAAATGCCAGTTCTCTTGGTATTGTGATGGAAAAAGTGATTGGCCTACTGACCAAGATGCTTGGAACAATGCTAAATCATTAGCGTTTAATATGACAGTGTTCGGAGACTTTGCTGGTATTACAGAAGGTGCTACACATTATCATGCAGATTATGTGAACCCTAGATGGGCAAGACATTTTACTCTTACTGGTACTATCGGTAGACATAAGTTTTACAGATGGGAACGTAATGTCCAAAAGTAATCCTTCAGACAATAGACACAAAGAAATCTTTGATTCTATTGTCAAAAAAATTGAAGAATGGCCGCAATTGAAGCATCATGAACATAATCATGTTGCTTACAATAAATTGCAAAGATTTAAAAAGAATCACAAGCGAAAAACAAAAATAATCAAGGACAAAAATAATGAATAATGATCACAAAGTATATGAAGATCAAAATGTCAAAGGCGAAGCAATTTGGAAAGTAAAGACAGGCGGCAAGCGTGGAGATGTTGTTACAATCTGTCGTACACCAGAAGCAGCAGAGGATATAGCTGCTAAACTAAACAACGATCCGTGGCACTTAGATAGAGGTTATACAAGGGCTGACAGAATTAAAGCATGGAATGCTTATCATAATACATAAATATCTTTATGGAAGATTATGAAGCAGAGACTATAGTACAAAAAACGCAAGCAGTGCGTAAAAAGATTAGGGAATTCTATGCAGAATTTCCTCACTACAACCCTGCGCAGGTATCAGCAGGCAACGTAAGTGGTGTAGCAACTAACAGAGTCATTACTAAACGAGTAATGGATAAGTGGCGTGATCCTGAAGCAAAAGAACTAGCAGATGATATAAAATCAAGTCTTGATTTAAAAACAAAACTTCTTAAGAAACAGATATGAAGACCATATTCATACATGGCGCAACTGCCAGTGAAAGAAGTTTTGCTTACATACAACAAAAAATCAAAATAAAAAACCCTATTTTTTTAAACTACGAAAAAGAAGATAAGGCTATTGTAAATCTAGAGAATATGTGCAACACTCTAGATAAAAAAGATACATATGTTATTGTAGCACATAGCCTCGGCGGAGTATATGCAACTTATTTACAAGAACGTTTTAACATAAACGGTGTTGTAAGTTTGGCAACACCGTTTAATGGAAGTGAGATTGCTACATGGGGATCAATGTTAAATCCTACATATCAGTTATTTAGAGATATTAAACCTTCAAGTGACTTTATTCGATACAGTAGACTTATACCTATCACAATACCTTGGATGCAGATAGTAACAACTACAGGTGATGTTCCGTGGCTTGCTGGAAAGAATGACGGCATAGTTACTAAACAATCAATGATGTGTAGAAACGATATTGAATATGATTATATTGATCGTAAT